TGAAAATAACGAAGGCAGACTGATTCATAATGTGCTAGGCGAGGTAAACGAGCAATTTGTACCTCTATTACGCGATAATATCGCAGCTGAATACGATGTTGTGATCGATGAGATGCCAATGTCTCCTGATCAGAAGGAAGAAACATTTATGAAGCTCCTAGAAATGCAATCTGTGATGCTTAATAAGCCAAATCCAATAGATTTAATGCCTCTTATACTAGAATACGCTCCATTTGATGCATCCATTGTTAAAGAACTTAAGGCTATGATCCAGCCACCACCGCCGCAGGAACCAGATCCAGTTAATCAACGTCTACTCACCACTGAAGCTGACTTCAAGGCTGCATCAGCATATAAATTGACGATGGAGGCCATGGAAAAAGAGCAAAATATGCGTTATACGCCAATGAAGATGATTGCGGATATCAACTTAACTGAAACTAAAGCGGCCGCTGAGGTCGCTAAGATTACAGATTTCACTCATCAACAAATGGATAGACGCATAGCAGCAATATTTAATCAGCAATTATAGGAGAATTATGACTGATAATATACCACAAGAAGGTAAGATAACCCAACTCGATGCAACAGTATTCAATAGTGAAGATAATTTCAGAGCCGCGCTTGCGAAGATAAGTAATGAATCCGAACAAGATTCTGCAGATACCAGAGAAGAAATACCACAAGATGTACAGCAGGCAACGCGTGAAAGCGCAACTACCGAGGATACATCGGATGTTGACGACACTAATGTCGCTGACACTAATGAGCTATCCGGAGATTCCGGAGAACTGGATGTAGAGCCAGAAGTTGAAGTTAAAGGCCATATGGTGCCCAAGTCACGTCTTAATCAAGAACTTGAAAAGCGCAAAAGTATAGAGGCACAACTCCTCCAAGAACGCGATGAGCGTATTCGTGCGCAAACTCAATTACAAATGCTCACCGATATTCAGAAACAGCAACAAGTAGAAGTACAGCAAAAACAAAGTACACTTCATACTCCAGAAGATATAGATCCATTAGATACCGAAACTTATAATTATGCTAAACGTGAAATAGATTTGTTAAAAACACAACTAGCAAATGTAGCTCATGAGACACAAACACGCACTCAAGAGATGCAATATCATAATATGGTAGTAGCTCAAGAGGCCGCATATGCTAAAGAACACCCTGATTTCCATCAAGCTATGAAGCATGTTCAAGACGTAGAATTTAATATCGCAAAAGATTTGTTAGGTGATGAACGTACTGCTAATGAATATGTCGGAGCTAAATTACGTGATGTACTGACACGCTCTCTAAATAGCGGGAAAAATGCTGCAGATACAATTTATAAAATGGCAAAAACATATGGCTACAACACACCTCAAGCGTCCTCAAAAAGCGCCCCCACCAAGAATATCGCGGCGATCAACAAAAACATGGAACGTAGTGCCAATACTGGTAATTTGGGCAATAACAGTAGTTTTGGTCATATCCCTACTGACATAGCTTCAGCTATGAATAAGTCTGGCAATCCATTATCTGGGGTCAATCCAGAGTCTTTCCATAAAATGCTGGAGAGATTGAGATAATATAATTGTTGATTCCTTAATATGTATAAGTTATTGTAATATAACAGCTTTGTTTGTTTCCGGCTTTTTATACCAAGTTAGGGAATATAGGCAGAGCCATACTTGCATTTGGGCAACGATAAAGCCAACGGAGATAAGCAACTCCCTAAAAGGTTCGAGCTAAGGTACCCTCGGTAAACCACCTCGTGAACGGCAAGAGATATTTACATATTTCAACCTTTACGAGGACATTCAACATGGCAGTAACCACGTTTAATACCAACTCGGCATCGGTCGTAAAGTTATGGTCGGAACGTACCCTCTATGATTTTGTTACGGATACTGAGATGTTGGGACAGATGATGAAAGCCGGCACATTACGCCGCGTAGACAACACATCTAAGACCGCGGGCGACCGCGTGACTATTTCATTCCTAAACAGACTTACAGACCAAGGTTTACTTGGTATGCAATCTGCTACAGGTCTTGAATCAGCACTTACATACTTCACTGATAACGTGAACATTGACCAACTACGTATTGTGGTGGAAAACCCAGCTGCGTACACAATCGATGCTCAACGTGTGCTTTATGACATTCCAGAAGATACATACCGTGTTGAATCTGAATGGATGAAAACCCGTGGCCTTCTTGGTGCGTTTAATCAGCTAGCCGGCAATACTGCAACGACCATTACTTATGATGGTGTAGCATATTCTGGTAATGACAGACTTAAGATCACAGGGCTAAATGCTGCTGTTGCTCCATCTACGACAAGTGGTGTAACTCGTATCATAAGACCAAATGGACTTACGACTGACCAAGCGGTAGCCGCTGATACAACTGCAACTGCTAAGCTTACGGACATTCTGACTTGCGAAACTACAGCACAAACAGCACGTCCGTACATACGCCCACTTTCTGAAACTTCTGAAATCAAATACCATTATTACGTACACACACAATGTTATATGGACTTGCTAACAGATGCTTCAGCTTCTCTACAGTACAGAGATATTCAACAAGCGTTGATTACTTCTGGTCGTGGTGAAGGTGAGATGCAGCGTTCGTTCATCTTCTCTCAAACTCGCGTATTTAACTCTGACAAGATACCTAACGGTGTTGACTCTGGGACTTCCGCGGCTGTTGCCAATTCTAGGCGTAATATCTTCACTGGCCGCGATGCTGGCGGGATTGCGTTTGGGAAAGGCTATACAGATGGGAAGGCTGACGTAGCTGGCTTTATCATCAAAAGCGATTTTCAAGACGTCGGGAATTTACAGCGTATTGCAATGATGGGGATTTTCGGAATTAAGAAAATCATCTTCAATAGCAATGATAATGCTGTGATTGTTTCCGTTAACTATAGTTCAATATAGGAGTAATAATTATGGCTACAGCTTATGCTTTTTCTTCACTCGTGCCAGATAGTTCATTTCCAGCGAGAACATCCGTTGGAATGCTCTATACAATCGAGTTCCAATACACTCTAGCGGGTGCAGTAGTTACTGGAGACACATTTACGACTCCGGCTAATGCTTTGCCTGCAAATGGCATTCGTATCGCTGAGGTAGAAGTTATTACCCCAGTATTAGATACTAATGCTACACCAACCGGTACTTTTAGCGTAGGAGATGCAAATCTTGCTACTAGATTTATCAGTGCAGCTCCTATGGGTGTAACCGGCATTACATCAGCAACATACCAAATACGTCAAGTAATTAACATTGCACAAGGTTTGACCGCGGGTGTTGTTTCTACTGGCACTAACTATCTCTATGGCTCAGGAACTGCGCCTAGATTAGTTGTGACACTTGCAGGTACTGTTGCGACAGCTCAAACCGCAGGTACGATTCGCATGCGTGTGAGCTTCTACTGTGTTGATGAAAATTAATATAGGTAGATAATGACTATTAACTTTGGCCAGCTGACACAACAGATTCTAGATGATACGAATAGAGATGGCGCCACTCTCCTAAATGGCGGCTCCTCTAATAGTACATATGAAACTGCTGTGCAGCGGGCCATAGTTACTGCCATTAAATATATGGAATCTTCGCTATATTGGGCATTTAAGACAGTAACCACTATCACTGTTTTTGATACTGAATTTAGCACACCACTCCCTGCAAACTTTAGTTCGCTTGTTGCTGTGCAATTTGCAATTGGTAATGTTTTGTATAGCTTAAGACAAGGATTTACTAATCAAACCTTCCCAGATGTGCTTTCTTACTTTAATAATACTGCAGAACAAGGCATACCTAGAAAATATGCGATCTTTAATAATACATTTTATATACATCCGTTAGCCGCAGGTGATACAACATTTACTATCTATTACTATCAAAAAGATGAATTCTATCCAGCAGTTGATGAAGATACTTCTATTTGGTTTTCTGATGAAACAGTAGATCTTGTGCGGATGAAAGCTATGGAGCGGTTCTATCATGACACATTACAATCTCCGGAACTTGCAAGCGCATATAGCAATGCTGCAATGGATTTTGAAAGAAATCTAATGCGTAAAAACAATCTACGACAAAATAATAATATATTGAGTGTTTGATATGGGTACGCCTACAACGAATTTTGGCTGGACTTTGCCAACAGTGCAAGGAGATCCAGATGCTTGGGGAGGGTTTTTAAATGGGAATTTAACTTCTCAAGATACATTCCTTAGATCATTTATGAATACTTTTAAGAGCAATAATCCTCCAGCGTTCGCCACATTACAAGCTGGCACTTTTTGGATAAATGATACAACTAATCCATGGGTTTATGCAGTATATGATGGCACTAATTGGGTAACTGTTGGTACTATTGATAGTACTAATCATATATTTATTCCTGTTAATTCAGCCGGGAATAGTTTCAATATAGGAGATTATAAGTATTCATCTATAGCTGCTAATCATGGACAATGGCTATTATGTGATGGTGCTACAATCTCAAGAACTACTTACTCAGCATTAAACACATTGTTTTTTGGGCTTACTCCATCCTATCCGTTTGGTAATGGTGATGGATCTACTACTTTTACCCTACCTGATATGCGTGGACGTGTAGGAGGAGCAATAGGCGCAGGGGTAGGACTTACAGTGCGTACTATTGGATCATCTATAGGCGAAGAGAATCATAATCTTACTTCAGCTGAATTACCTAACCCTATTACTTCTCGTGCTGGTCTTGCAAGTTTTACTTTTGGTCAAGGGACTACTGCACCTGGGATCTCCAGTACGAGTGCAGGAGGTTCAGGTGTAGTTTCTAATGATGGATTACCAGCTACTAGTCCACATAATAATATGCAACCAACAGCATTCGCAGGGAATTACTTCATATTTGTAGGTGTATAATGCTTACTGCGAAACGTAGTCCTATTACTATCCCACCAGGTGTAAACAAAGATGATAATGCATATACCTCCTTTCAATGGAATGATGCTGATAAGATACGTTTCTATAAATATTACCCACAAAAAATAGGTGGCTGGGATAGTGTTGGATTCTTAAATGGTCAGGTACTAAATGGTGTACCACGCACAATTTGGGCATATGTTGATGCTCTAGGTGTAGAGAATATACTAATTGGCACGCATACAAGACTCTATAGCGTTACAAAAGGCTCATTATATAAC